GGTCCTCGGCGGCCAACTCTGGACGACCGGAGGCGCGACGATCCTGTCGCTCGACGCCGTTGTCCCGGGCGGCAACCAGCCGACGAACCTGCAATGCCTGATCTGCGGAGCCAACCAGCCGCAGCAGGCTGCCGACTTCGGCTACAACAACTTTGGCAATCAGGGCAACGTCAACGACTACCTGATGTTCTCCACGGCGACGGTCGGGGGCTCGCTCGCCAACGACACGCTCGGCACCGGCTATGCGACCAGCTTCCTGCTGGCGTATCTGGCGGCGACCAACACCACCGGCTTCTCGATTGGCGTTGACGTGAACGACACCGGCAGTGCGCAAATTCTGGAGAGCTTCTACTTCCTCAACCTGACGCAGCACACGGTTCTCGCCGCGTTCTCGCCAGAGCCGGGAGGCACGGCTGTCCCGTCGGTGAACAACGGCACCGGGTTTCCCGACTATACGCTTTCGGGATTTAATCTTCAGCGTGGTGACATACTGCCGGGCGATCAGATCATCTTCTTCGCGCGCTGGTCGAACGCGAACGATGGACCGGACAGCTTCTTCCTTGTGCCCACCGGCACCGCCGCCGTCCCGGAAGCCTCGACGTGGGCGATGATGATCCTCGGGTTCTGCGGCGTGGGCCTCATGGCAATCCGCCGCAAGCGGAGCCAGCCCGGGTTGCGCATCGCCTGATCGAGGGTTAAGTTCGTCCTGCCCAGTGTAGGATGTGCAAAAGCAGAACGGCCTCGTCAGCGGTGCAAAGCTGGCGGGGCCGTTTTCGTTTGCGCGCTGTCAGTGCGATAGCGACACCGACCAAATTCCAAGGTTCAAGTGCCAGATCGAGCCGTCGTACCAGCTTCGACCAAATCCGAAGACCAGCTTCGGCCAGTTCCAGCCGGTGCACCATTCCCCGTGGCGCATCAGCCACCACAGGTCAGCGATCAGCCACGCATCGTCACGGAGCCCGTGACGGTCGAGGCCGCCGTGCCACCAGCGCCCTTCGTATCTGTAGATCGTCGGCCATGTCATGGCGTTCGTTCCCAAACAGTAGTTAGCTGGTCGATTTGGTTGCATGGAAGGCGTCGCGGATTGCCTCATATGCTCGCTCGGCTTCATGCCAATCGCGACGGGAGATGGCAGCCCCGAGGGCCTGAATGCGCAATCGATCGGCGCGCTTCCGTTCGGCTTGCTGCGCCTCCCACTCTCTGTTGACCTCTTCAGCCTCTCGCTCAGTTAAACCGTAAGACATTGGTCTTTCCGTTTGCTAGGTTTGTGCGTGTGGCGCGACCGTTAGAGCAGCCGCCGCCCTCGACGATGACCCCCGGCCCGTCCCGCTAACGGGCCGGGGCCTCGCTCACAGGGGATCGCCGCGCATGGCGCGTTTGATCTGAGCCCTTGTGTTCTTCATGGCCCGCCAATCGGACGGCGAGCAGGCGACGATCACGCTCTTGCCGTTGGGCATGATGAGTTTGAAGTGCCCGGATCGCCGATGCTCGACGGTGGCGTCCGGGCATTCTCGTTTTAGAAAACGCTTCACTTGACTGGTGGTGATAGCCATTGGCTGTCCTTTCATGAAAAAGGCCCCGCCAGATGATCTGGCAGGGCCGGGGGTCGTCAGGTGGCCGGGTGCGCGCCGTTGCTGCTCGGCTTCGGCGGCTCGGCAACCGGGCGGGCTGTGCGCCCCTCCAGCACCGACAGCGGCACGAGCCCTGCGAAACAAGCCGCGAAGGCCATGTAGTTCATGCCGTCGATGTAGTTGTCGATCTTGTCCGGTGAGCTTTTGGACCGGATCAGCTTGATGCAGACCAAGACCATCGCCACGTCGCGAGGGGTCAGCACCTTGCCGATGACAACCGACGCCACGGCAGCAATCTCGCGGTAGTTCTGTTCAAGAGTGCTGCTGTTGTCGTAGTCGCCTGCACGCTCGTTGATGAGCGCGAAGGCGTGGGTGAGAAGATCGCCCGGGTGGGGCCGCTCGTCTACGCTGGCCATCAGAAGGGGCTATCCTCTTTTTCCTTCACTTCGCCGTCGTCGAACGCGGACGACGCAGCGGGGCGACCGTCGAGGCGCGTGCGGCCCTCGCTCTGGATGATCTGCAAGTGGTTGAGCCCGAAGCTCACACCCTTGCGGCCCGTGTGGGTCCACGCAAACGGGACCACGTTGGCGCGGACAAGCTGGCCCGACCAGACTTCATCGGGGACCAAGATGTCCTGCCGATTGGTGTCCACGACGCCCGGCTTGTTCTTCGACCAAGGCGAGATGAAAGTATGACCGGCGTGGTAGCCGTCATAGGACTTTTCTCCAGCGTCCCGGAACGGCATGTTCACGGTCTTAAGCTGGACGTTATCGCCGAACTCCTTGCGCGCTGCTGCGATACAAGCGTCCTGAAGCGCCTTGTAGGCCGGGGACTTCTGCTGCGCCGGATCGAAGATCAGCGAGCACGAATAGACGGGGGTGCCGCCTTCGGCGCGCGGGCGCGGCGTGAAGATGTTTGCGAAGCTGAGCGTCGCATAGGGGGTATTGATCGCAGTCATTTCAATCTAACTCCTGTTTCTGATCTGATAACGGGATTACACTATGTCAGTATTCACTCCCCGTCAAGCGTGAGTGTCGTCGTCTTTCCATCTTTTTAGCGCGTCGATAAACAGCAGGTCCGGGGCGATCTGGTCGCTATAGGGGTCCTGCGTGGCGTGGGCTCCCATGCGGATCGCCGCCCAGTAGACGAGGGGCCGGGGCAGGTGCCACGCGAGCCAAATCCAGATTTTTTCGCTCATTTGCGTTTCCCGTTGAGTATCTCGCTGACCCGGCCAGCATTCGGCAGCCCCGTGCGGTTGGCGATTTCGTGCTGGTGCGCGTCAGGCTCCCGCGACGCGATCAGGCGTACCGCAGCCTTTTGCGCGGCGGTGATCCTGCGCCGCTTGGGCTTCGCGCGGCGAATGGCTTTGGCCCGGACCATCAGGGGAAGCGCCGCCCGGACATAGCGCCAGTCCTTCAGTTTCAGCGCCGTCACCAGCAGGGCCCGGGCCTTGGGGATGTCACTCGACGGGTTGTTTCTCATGCAAAGAGCCCTCCATCGTCAAACGCGCTTGCCGCGTGCCCCTGATGCTTGTTGGCGAAGGCTGCGCATTCGGTTTTCCGCACGCACCAGCGGCAGTGCGCGCCTGCTGTTTCCGTCTCGTCCCCGGCGATGATGTTGCTGAGTGCAGGACCGACGACATCCGCCTGCCAGTCCTGAAGCTCGCCAAGGGTCGTCTCGTGATGCTTCAGCGGATCGCCGCCGACGCGCGGCTGGCAGATCGTGAGCGTGACTTTGGTTTTGCGGCGCGTCTCGGCGACGAGGTTCGCGAGGCCCAAGGCATAAAATCTTAGCTGCGGGCCCTCGGGCCCTACGGTGACGCCCTTCCCGAACTTGAGGTCCGCGACGTACAGGTGCGGGTTTTTATGCCAGCGGCCTGTCGAGTAGACGCCGCAATCGAGCGTACCCCAGACCTTGCCGGATGTTCCCGGAACCATCGTGCGATGCTCAAGGAACACCTTGGCCCTCGGCAGGGCCATCAGGCTCTGGACGTAGGTGACATAGGGGTTCAGGGCCAAGCACATCCCACGTGAAACAACGTACTCGTCCCCCTCGACCACCACCTTGTCGGGAAGGACCACATCGCCGTTGAGGATCATGTCGGCGACGGCGTGCGCCGCCGTGCCCTCCTTGGCGTACTTTGACGAAGGACGCACCGCGTCCTTCGTCTTGGTGACGCTGGCAGCGCACGCCATCCACATTCCGGCAGAGCTAGGCGAGCAGGCGGCGTGCGCGGCCATTACGTGAGGGCCCCGTTGTCGATGGCCTTGCGGATGGGCGCGAAGGCATCAGCGGGAAGCTCCCGGAAGCTCTTTGCGCCGTTGCCGAAGCGGGCCAGCAGTTCGAACACCTCCGCCTGTCGGCCTCCTGCATAAGCCGCTTGCAGGTCCTCGATGGTTTTCTGCCGGATTTTGATGACTTCGGCAGGGTCCAGCGGCTCGGAGGGCTCCTCGTCCTCGGGCTCCTCGACCTTTTCCACAGGCTTCGCAGCCTTGGGGGCCTTTGCAGCCTTGGGGGCGGGCGGCGCGGCTTTCTTGTTGGCTTCCGCCTTCGCCTTGGCCGCAGCGCGAAGCCGCTCGTCGTTTTCGAGTTGCTTGGGGGTGCGGGGTTTCTTCTCGGGTTTGTCCACCGGGTTATCCAGAGGTTTATCCACACCGAGAAAACCAGCTTCGTCGATCACCAGAGGGCTCGGGCCCTCAGGGCCCGGAAGCCCGATGCCCGGCGAGGAGATTACCCCGGCGGAAGATTTCTCCGACGCGGACACGCTCTTGGAATTTATTTTCTTCGCGGCTGGCTCTGGCTCTCGCTCCCGCGAGCCCATGAAAAACTCAGTCATCTGGTCCATGATTTCGGCCAGCGTCTTGCCTTCAAACGTAACTTTCATTTGGTAGCTTCTCCTTGGGTGTCGAACAGTTGGGTGAAGTCGCGGGCCTTTCGAACGAGAAGCCCGTTGATGAGGTCGTCGATGGTGCCCGCCGCCGAAAGCATCCGGGCGACAACGCCGTCTTTTTGCCCGATGCGATGCACGCGGCAGGCGGCTTGGGCGTTGTCCATAGGGGTCCAGCTACTCTCGACGAAGATCACGTCGGAGCATTTGCAGGTGGGCCCTACGAGGGTGATCGCGGTGCCAGCCGCCTGAATGTTGCCGATGAAAACGCGGCACTGGTTATCCTTCAGGAACTTATCGACGGCAGCCTCGCGATCCTTGGCGTTGGAAGTCCCTGTCAGCACCGCAGGAGAGTATTCCCCAAGGTGGCGTGTCAGGGCTCCGATGACGTGGGCGTGGTGCGCGAACACGAGGATTTTGCGATGTGGCGGAAGGTTATCCAGCATGTCCACGATGTAGTCGCACGCGCCGCGAAGTTTGGCCGCGCCAAGCATCCTTCGCAGCGACATCAGGCCGATGACGACATCAAGCGCCGCGAGGGCCCCAACCATGTCGTCGAGGCTGGCCGTCGCGCCCTTCAAAGCCATCACCTGCGTCACCGCAAGCTCCATCTTCGCGATGTCCTCGGCGGACATCATGCTGCTGTCGAGCGGAATGGGCACCGTGTCCCAGAGGATCGGCGGCAGGTCCTTGAAAACATCCTCCTTGCGGACCCGCATCATGAAGGGCGCGATCTTGGCCTTAAGCTGGTCGAGGTTCTTCGAGCCTTCGATCACGCGGATGGGCTTGCTGCGGCCAAAGAACTTGTGCGTGACCTTGCAGAACTGATCCTCGAACTGGAAGCGGCTCATGACCGCGCCGCTGGGCTGCTTGAGGGCCTGCGGGAAGCAGACCGACAACAGCGTGTAGAGGTCCCCGGCGTGGTTCTTCATGGGGGTGCCGCTGAGCGGCACGATCTGGCCAAGGTTTTTCACCGCCCGCCGAAGGGTTTTCACGCGGTTGCTGTCAGCGGCATTGAAAGCGTGCGCTTCGTCGATTGCGGTCATCTCGAAGGGCGGCCAGACCGCAAGAGCCTCGGCGACTTCGCCGTTGGTCTGGGACATGAGCCCGTGCGAGACGATGTAGTAGTTGGCCGGGCGCGCGAGGTCCGTCGCCGAAGCGACGATGGACAGCAGGGCCCCGGGGTGCCAGAGGGCGATTTCGCGCTTCCAGACCAGCTTGGCGCTCGCCGGGCAGATGACAAGCACGCGCTTCGCCTTCCGGGCCTTGGTGGCTTCGATAAAAGTGCGGGTTTTGCCGATGCCCATGTCGAGCCCTAGATAGGTCGGCAGGCCCGCGACGATGCGCGCGGCCCCGGCTTCCTGATGGGGGAAAAGCTCGTTCATGGGGTCCTCTTTGCGGCTTGTTCAAGGGCCTCGATCCGGGCCGCCATTTCGGCCAGCAGTTGCTCGGCGGCCTCCCAGCGTCGGTGAGGCCACGTCCTCGGGATGCGGCACAACTCGATCACCTGTTCGGCGAGTGTCTTGTTGCTCATAGCGGCCTCTGTCGGATGCCCGGGACACCCCGGTTTTCCTCATACTGAACGTCACGCTCGCCCCAGCCCAGTTCGACGCGCATCCCCTCGGGGAATACCCACAGGTGCCACTTGTTCGTGGTGTCCACCTTGCGGCTCTCTGCCGGGTAAATCTCGATGGCCTCGCGTTCAGGGCCCGCAATCTCGTTCTTGATCTGCTGGAAGTGCCGCCAGTCCTTGAACATCCCCCCGTCGCGGCGGCGAATGTTGATGTGCAGCATTCGCCCTTCCCGACCGGTGGGCTGGACCTGCACCTGATAGAGGTCGTTGATGTAGTAGCGGGACCGGTCATGATCCTCGCGCAAGACGGCGCGGGCTTCTTCCTCGGTGATGCCGTACTGGTCGATGCAGGCTTGCACGACTTCAGGGCGCTCGTGAAAATCCTCGTTCTTCCACTCCTTGAGCGGGGTCCAGTGGCGGGGGAGCGTGCGACTGCTCATGCCACCTTCTCCACGATGAACACGGGGGCCCGGCCATAGCCGTCGCGGTACTCGTTCCGCAGAGACGCGACGCACTCATTGGCAGCCTCGGCAGTCTCGAAAGCCTTCTGCAAGGTGCCGTCCTCGTGCTTCACCGCCCACCGGGGCTTCGACTTCACCCGCCGGGGCTTCGACTTCGGTGCGGCTTTCGGCGCAACAGGCTTCAGCAGCACGGGTGCTGGCAGGTGCGGGTTGATCGCATCCACGAGGTTCGCGGTCGTGCGCCGGTTTTCCGGGAAGGACAGCTTATGTCTGCTCGGGTCGCGGAAGGCGGCCATGAGCCTCTTGGCCTCGTCCCTTCCGGCAACGAGTTGTACGCCGCCCATCTGGCCGGGACGTTCAGGGATGACGACGATGTAGAGCGAATTTTGGTTTTTCACGCGAAAATCTCCGGTGTGGTGGTTCTGGGGATGAGGCACCTGACGAAGTACCAGTCGCCGATCAGGAGGGCCTCGGCCCGATCAACGTCTTTCTTCCGGTCGAGCCTGTGGCTGTGCTCGGGCCACCTTCGTTTGGCCAGTTCACGGGAAGGCTCCTTCTCGGGGCCCCGGAGCCCGTGGAAGGCTTTCCACTGCTGCGGCGTCACGAGGGTCATCGGCAGCCGCAGGGCCCCTGTGACCCCGTGGATGATCCCGCAGGCCATCCCGAACTTGAATGTCGAAGATAATCCCTGCTTCGGCATGGCGTGGACGTTCTCGACCACCACAAGCTCGATCTTCATGTCCTCTAGGGCCTTGGTCAGGGCCACGCTGTCCAGCATCCCGTTGACGGTGCGGATGTCGTCCACAAAGACGGGGTGCCCGTCGTGGTAGACGGCGATGGCCGCGTTGACGCTTCCGGGGTCGATGGCGGCAAAGATCATGACGCCCACCTGAACATCGCCCACACGATGACGAGGCCGCAGAGCATCCCAAGGGCAAAATCCAGCGTCATTCGAGCCCCTTTCGGGCGATGTCGGCGGCCCCCTTGAGGACGTGCCGCATGGCGCTGGCGCTCACGGCGTCCAGCGTGATGCCGCCGCGCGCCAGCAGGGCCCGTGCATAGGCCATGTCGGGCTCTGGAAAGACTTCGAGCGGATAGGCTTCGGACCAGCGGACGATCCTTTGCAGGGCTTCCTCCCGCCTGTCGTCCCGGGTTTCCAGCCTCTCGACTTCGGCCCGCAGCCGGGTGTTCGCGGCCATCGCCAGACGCAAATCCTCCGTCAGGGTCGCCACGTTGGTCAGCGCAATCGAAAGCTGCCGCGCCAGCGAAGCGCCCTCGCGGATCACCCGGGCAACCGTGTCAGGGTCGGTGGGGGCGTCGGTCATTTTTTCGGGCCCTTATGCTCCAAGCGAAAATCCCGCACGAGGGCGTCCATCGGGTTCTCGATCAGCCCGGCGTCCTGCGCGAGCGCAAACAGCGCCGGGGCCCAAGCCCCGGGAAGCGAGTTGCGCGTAGACCAGCCCTGAACCGTGTCGGCCCCCGGCGGAAAGAAC